GCCAGTTAACAGTTTGTGATCCACCGTTGGTGAGGAAAAGTGTAAAGCCACATAGTTCATCACTGGCAGTTGGATTAGAAAAAGTAAACGTGGTGGTGCTGGTATCTACGGTGGCAGTTACATTGTTACCCAGGGTTACGTCAATATCCTGAGTACCCCCACCTACCGAACCAATAGCATTTGTAACCTCGCCGTAGTCTTGAAGATTTACACGAGATACAGTTTGATCAGCGCCTGAGAGAGCACCGCCTAGAGTAATTCCTCCACTACCAGCCACTGCGCTAGTCCATGCAGAACCAGTAGAAGTTAATACGTTTCCAGAAGTACCGGGAGCTACGTTGGGGACGTTTGTAGGAAGTGCTGTAAGATTAGCACCGCTGACAGCTGGGAGAGCGCCTGTTAAACTTGCGGCTGGTATTGTACCAGAGGTGGTTATGTTAGAACTTCCAAAGTCGACAGCTCCTGAGCTACCGGTAATACTAGTATCATCAATTGTAATTGTCATGTTTAAGCTCCAGGGGTGTTCTGTTCTATTCTACCGTTGGGCCAGCCAGTTGTAATATCAACCGATGCCGGGTCTTGAGCGGCATTAATCGCAGCGGATAAAACCTTCTCACGACTGAAACACGCCTGCACGTATGTTGCCACCGCGTCGGCAATGGCGATGATCGTTGCTGCATTCAGTGTTACGAAGCCGTCGGTGCCTTTCCAGTCCACGGAATAGTTTACGTCTTCCTTTGCTAAGATGCGGACTGCGATTAGTTTGGATTGTGTCTCACGGTCTGTGTTGACAGGTACGCTCGATACAGTAACGCCGCCGACTTCCTTTTCGTAGCGGTAGTCGGCAAGAAACCATAGACGAGATGCGGTATCGGCTGCCAGTTCTTCGGCGGTCTTGGACCTAACGACCTTTGTTGATGTTACTGTGTCGGCTGTGATTTCAAGCGTTTCACCGTCATAGCATTCACCGGTAGAGATCGGCGGAGACACTTCAACATAGGTACGCCAGCCAAGGGACAAAAGCGTATTCGCGTCTGCCATATCAAGACCGGACACGTTGCGCCAGTTCCTTGGGAGTGGTCCCCGGTATGTTATAACGCCATCTTCAACAAATGCGTACATCTAAACTCTCCTGCTTGCTCTGATAGCCGTTGCGGAAATAGCCACAACCTTCTCTCCAAGGTGCTCTTTCTCTAGTAGCATCAAAAATCATACTGATACACAACCAGGTATGCCATAGAATATAGGTGCTTATGGTCGGGGCTTACGTACAAGCCGCACTGCGAGTTTGTGTTAGTACTTTGTGCAGTCATGTTGTAGGTATTCCCGGTATCCACTGCTCCAGAAGACATAAGGTACGGGGTTGAGAATGTGTGTGATTGTATAATCCCGCTGTAGTTAACAAGCGCCTGAGTGCCGTCCCACCCCATAAAACCTTGCATAGTATAGTTTGCGATAGCAGTATACTTAGCCCCCACCTTTGTGTGCGATGTTATATCATAAGCAGTACTCAGTGTGTATTGGTGGAAGCCTGACGAGGCGTGCCGCTCAAATATGGTCATTTCCAAACCATCAGAACTGAACTGAACGGTCGCATCTTGGCCAGCGCCTAGTGACCCGCCAGTCGTGGCCTTAGAGTGGTACACTTCTGATGATATGTTCCAAGGAGTACTCAACGTGTACCTGAATACATCATCAGCCCCCGCGTCAGTGATAAACATCTTAGTTCCATCGGGACTCACCGTAACACCCCTAGAAGCGGTAGTCTCCGTGTAAGGCTGTACTCTTGTGAATGTCGCTGATGTTATATCCCACGCTGTTGATAGCGACCACTGGTCTACATTCTTCAAATTCTCATTGATGTACATTTCAGTACCATCAGTGCTAAACCAAATGCCTTGGGCTCTAGTACCTGTGATCGCCTTTGACCCGATGTATGAAAGGGTTGTTAAATCCCAAGGGGCAACCCCTACACCACCAGCCGCCGCCATCATTGATTTTTTTATATTAGGCATTAAGTATCCCCTTACTTACTATCTACACTAGATGCCATACCATGCCAAATAGTACCACCGTCTGTGGTGACAAACACTAAAATATCTACTCCAGAGGCAGTCAAAGTTGGGGCAGTACCGTCGGGAAAGTCCACTGTGGATGGCCAGTTAACAGTTTGTGATCC